TGCCGCTGACAAGGCCCATAAAGGTGCTGTCGGCGTGGAGCGTGCTGTAGAGCAGCGCGTAGCCATTCTGCACCGGATCAACCGCCATCGCGTCGCCTCACTCCTAAACCGCTAGACTGCTAGACTGCGCTGACTTCCATCTCTGCCAGAATCTTGTCGAGCGCCCTATCAAACTCGGGCTTTATCTTCTCCACGGCTGGCGTCAGGTAGGGCTGGGCCGGACCATGCACCGTGCCGTATTCGACGTAGGCGCCGTAGTTGGCGGCGACGGCCACGATGGCCGTCGTCTGCTCGTGCGGCGCCTCCACCTGCTCCAGCAGCGTCTGATCCGCTTCTGGCGACTGCACCTGGCCGTACGTGGACGTGTCTCGCGTGACTACGTAGATGCTGTTTTTGAGGAAGCCCGTATCGACCGGCGCGTTGGCCTGCGCCGCCGCCTGGATATCAAATGCCACTTTGCGTACAACCTTGCCCGCCACCTCTTCGATCTTGGCGGCAATCTCCGGCAGCAGGTCGTAGACGACAATCAACTCACCGGCCATCAATAGCCTCCTAGATGTGCCAGACGTGCCCTGTAGCGCGCTGAGAAGGCCAACAGGCGGCCTCGACGCGCTTAGGGCTGTATGCGTACGGCCAGCAGCAGCATGGCCGTGGAATAGCTGCTATCCGAGAGGTCGGCCTGGATGCGCAGCACCTCGCCCGACGGCATCACCAGACGGTCATTGGCGTGATAGGTTGTGCCGTAGGGTACACGGATGACGTAGGAGGTCGCCGAGCCGATCACGTCGCTGTAGGCCGCCATGATGCCCGCACTCGGCTTGGCCTGGCTCGCCGCCACCGTCGCCGTCGTGCTCCAGCTGTCGCTATACGTCCCGTCCCCATTGGAGGCGGGCGTATTGTGCTGGATCAGCACGCCGCTGATATCGAGCGCACTGCTGGCGGTGGCGCGGAAGGCGGTGAGTTGTGCAGCACTGAGCAGTCCAGCCATGATCGATTATTCTCCGGTCAGGAACGGCACATTGGCGCTGACAGGCCCGGCGATGTCCGCCTGGTTGGGCGCGACGCCGTACGGGCGCTGGCCTGGGCCATCGGCGCGACCTTGCGCGCCGATGCGGGCGCGCTGCTTGCGTCGGTAGCTGGCGGCGCGTTTTTCGAGATAGGCCAGTTGCTGCGACAGGTGGAAGCTCTGCCCATCGGCGGTGAAATCCACCTGCGTTGCCGCCAGACTCGTCATCTTGTAATCGAGTAAATCAGCGCTCGCGCGGTAGAGGTCGTACGACTTCCCAGCCAACAGCACTGGCGGCAACTGGTTGTTAAAGGTCCAGTGCCCCACCAGTTCGTCGCTGGTGGCAGGGGTGAGCGTCGTGAAGTTGCCCCAGACGAGGGTTTCGTCGGCCTCCCACATGCCGCGCTGCACACCGTTGACGATGGCGTAATAGTCGTTGTACTGGATGCCGGTCGGGCTAAACGTCGGCATCGCTTCGAGCGGCAGATAGCGGAACTCGTCGCGGCACTCGTCCAGCTTATCCTGGATGACATCATCGGAGAGCAGCGGTGAGCCGCCGGTGTCAAAGATCATCACGCGCACCCTGCTGATGAGTGCGGACATGCTGGCCCTCGCCGTCATAGCGACTCACCCCTTCTCTCTGTATATGTGTGGCTAGGACGGCCGCCCGAACACCAGATCACCCTGGTAGGTGATCGTCGGCGTCGAGCCTGCGCCCGCCTCAGTCATGGTGAGGCGGAACTGGCTATCACTCGTCTCCAGCGGCAGCCAGATTTCGCCACTCTGCGCGGTGGTCGAGAGGTTGATGACCTGCTCAGCGCCGCTGGTGTGGGTATACCAGGTCGAGCCGCTATCGGGTGACACATCCAAACTGAACGTGCAGGAGTTTGAGCCACTGGCATTCGTGGCCGCGCTATAGAGCACGCGCACCCATAGGCCGTGTCGCGGCGTCCCGGTCGTGAGCGTCACCCCCGCGCCGTTAAACGTGGCAGTCTTGGTCACACTCGCCTGGACCGCTATCAATGCATCAGTCGCCATTGGTATTTCTCTCTTTCGAGCATATGCACTTCACTCAGACGTGCACTAGAAGCGATCAACCGCCGGTCTTGATGTCGTAGATGCGGCAGATGCTGCGGTTGCTGTCGTTGATGAGGCCACCGGTCCAGTCGACGACGGTGCGATAGATCACGCCGTTGTTGAGCAAGCCCAGATCGCGCGCCTGGAGCGGCTCGAACTGCCAGCCGTGGAAGTGGCCCGCGCCGAAGTTGACAGCGTAGATGCTGGTGTAGAGCGCCGAGGCACCGGTGGAAGAGACACCCGCGGCGGTCTCACCAATGGCGCTGGTCGAGGTCAGCCCGTTGCCGGGAATGATGTAGGTGGTCTGGTCGGCTTTACGGCCAATATTCATCAGCGGACAGCCGCGATAGGTGTCAATCATGCGGCCAAACTGATCCTGTGAGACGTTGAGACCGCCGTCAGTGCCGAGCGCGCGCAGCGCGGTACGGATGCGACGCTTCGTGACCTCGTTCATGTAGAGGACGACATTCGAGCCGCCGTTGCCGGAATCGACACGCTCCAGCGCCGTGTCCAGCAGTTCGAGCAGTTTGTTGCCGGAGTCCTTGGTACTGGCAGTGGTCAGGGTGCCGAGGGTGATATCGACGCCGCCGCCATCGATCAGGTTCTCAGTGCGCACGCCGTAGGTTGAGCCGTTGGCGATGCGGTACTTGAGGCCGACAATCGCGTTGGCGTCGCCCGCGACGTGATCGTTGTTGATGAACTTGTCGTTGAAATCGTACGCGATGGCCTTCATGTGCAGTTGCACCTGCAACTCACGTGGATCGGTGACGCGGTTGATATCCGCGACGAGGTTCTTGTCCACATCAATCGACTCGCGGATGATGTAGGCCACCTCCTGATACGGCGTCGGGACGCCGACGGAGGCAACCGGTTCCGCGTTGATCTGCGTCCAGTTCACGGTTGGCAGGTTGCCCTCGACGCGCGAGCCGTTGACGACCATTGTTTGCTTGGTGGTGAAAGGAATGTCACGCGCCATTACGCTGCCGTTATCAATCAACGACATCGTGACCGCCTCGATGAGCGGGTTGTTGCTCATCTGCGCGTATTCGGCCATCGTCAGACTGCCGGTGTCCACCGTCATCTTGTTCTTCTCCTACACTCTTTTCATTCCCAGTGGGCGGCGGCGGCAGGGAACGAGGAGTATAGGTGGTGACACCCTCGACCAACCATTCCGAGCAGCCTACTGGTTCTTGAACAGGCCAGGTGTGGCCCCAAAGCGGGCCATCTGCGAAGCGTCTTTCTTGACGATCTGACCGGCGCGTCCATCCCGTGAGGGATTGGTGGCGCGCATCTGGGGTGCTACTGGCTGCTGCGGTGTTTGCTGCTGAGGAGGCTGCTGCTGTCCTGATGCCAGTTGAGGCAGCAACTCTTCCACCACGTTCGCCAGCAACTCGGCCACATTGGTCGGGTCGCCTTCCTCGTTGAACTCGATGGCGGCATAGTCGAGCAGCTTGAGCGCCAGTTCGGGCTTGATGCCCAGCGACGTGGCGACCACTTTGGCCTCGGCCCGCACGGCGACCCGTTGAGCGCGTTCCTCGGCGGCGGCGGCGCGCTCTTGCGCGCTCGCCAGCTCCTTGTCACGCTTCTCATCGGCGCTGAGCTTGGCGTCTTCCTGCTGCTGTCTGAATGCCCGGAGTTCCGCGAGTTCCTTGCCATCCACGCGATACTTGAGGGCGTCTTTGCGGGACTTCTCCAGCGCATCAAGCGCTTCCTCAAGGGTGGAGATCGTTTCGCCAGTACGTCGTGCAGGGGTATCGCTCGTGTTGGATGACACTTGCGACGCATCCGACATCTGGTCGTTATCGCCGGGGGATGAGATGGGCGGCATCTGGCCGGTGGCATCTCCGTTGGTTGGCATAGCTACATCTCCAGTATACATACTAGGCGGCGTTTGTCAAGTGTCTCCTGGACAAATGCACCTGGCATCAGCCAAGGGCCATGACAAACGATGGCTAGGAGGCCATCGACTTGAGGGAGGGAGGGATCGGGAGGTTGAAGCGATTGTAGAGGCTAACCAACTTCCTGGCGGCGCTCTTCTTCGCGGAGGCGGGGATATTCATGCTGCCACCACGCGCGCCAGCGAGCGCCGCGGCGGCTGCGCCAAGTGCGGCGCGATTGTACGCGCCTCCCGGCTCACGCACCGGCAACTTATAGCGACT